TCGGCGCAGAACCTGGCCGGGGCCACCGGCTACGTGCGCGGGGGTAGCTAGTGCTCGCGGGCCGCATCGCCGCCGGGCTCGGCCTGGCCGCGGGCTACCCGCAGGGCAACCCGCCGGGCGCAGGCGTGCCCGGCAGCCTCAGTGGTAGCTGGCAGTCGCTCGGGCACATCCCCCTCGTGCCCAGCCAGGGCGTAGCCCGCAGCGCCACCTACCGGCAGGTGTACCTGACGAACCCCTGGGTGTGGGCGGCCGTGAACATGATCGCCCGCGCCGTCGCCCGCGCCCCCATGTACGTGTACGGCCTCGACGCCAAGGGGCGCAAGGAACGCATCCGTGGCGACGTGCCCATGCCCCCCGGCAGGCCGCCCAGCGGCGCCCTGCTCGACCGCTTCCTGGCGCAGCCCACCCCCGGCCTCAGCCGCCGCGCCGTGGTGCAGGCGACCCTGGCCGACCGGCTGCTGTATGGGAACGGGCTGTGGGAGCTGCTGCGCCTGGGCGGGCAGGGCTTCCCCGCCAGCGCCCGCCGCTGGCCCTGGCAGCAGGTGGCCCGCGTACACGAGGACGCGGCCGAGCCCGGCAAGGTGCTGTGGTACGAGCTGCGCGCCAAGGACCCCGCCACCGGGCAGCCCCGGCGGCTGCTGCCCGTGGACGTGGTGCACTTCGGGCTGGGCAGCGACAGCGAAGGGCCTACCGGGGTGTCACCGCTGGAGGCGTGCCGCCACACCCTCGCCCTGCACGAGGCGCTGGTGCGCCACCTGATCGCCTACTTCGCGAACAGCGCGCGGCCCAGCGGGCACGTCAAGGTGGACCGGCTCACCCGCGAGAAGGCCACCGAGATCCGGCAGCTGATCGCAGAGCTGTACGCCAGCCCCGAGAACGCCGGGCGCGTGCTGGTGACGGCAGGCGACTGGCAGCCCATGGGCGACAGCCCCGACCACGCGCAGATCGTGGAGCTGGTGCGCCTGAGCCGCGAAGAGATCGCGGCCATCTACGCGGTGCCGCCGCCCGTGCTGGGCATCCTGGAGCAGGCGATCAAGTCAAACGTCAAGGAGCTGCGCGAGCAGTACGTGCGCGACAGCGTGGGGCCGTGGGCCAGCGAGTTCGAAGAGGAGCTGCAGGCCCAGCTGCTGGCGCCCATGCCCGCCTGGGCCAGCCTGCACGTGCGCTGCCAGCTGGCCGAGCAGCTGCGCCCCGACCTGGAGGCGCGGGCGCTGGTGTACCAGCGGCTGGCGGCGTACCTCGCCATCGACGAGGTGCGCGCCCTGGAGGACATGCGGCCGCTCGACATCGAGGGCGTCACCGATGTGCCCTGGGTGGCCAGCGGCGCGCAGCCGCTGTCGGCCTGGCAGGCCGGGCGTACCAGGCGGCCGCCGCCGCCGGGCGGCGCGGCGGCCACCGAAGAGGAGCTGCTGCTGGCGCGTGCGCTGGCGGCGGCAAGCAACGGCCACGACGAGGAGGAGCCATGGTGAGCGAAGCGCGGCTGCGGCACGTGCAGCGGTACGTGGCCGAAACGCCCTGGGCGCTACTGCCCGGCACGCTGGAGGCCATCTGCGAGGTGGTGGCGCTACGCGCCACTGGCGAGCGGCTGCCTGCAGCCGAGGTGCAGGCCCGCATCGGCACCGGCCCCGCCCAGCGCCCCACCAGCAGCGTGGGCGCGGTGGCGGTCATCCCCGTCTACGGGGTCATCATGCCCCGCGCTGGGGTGTTCACCGACATCAGCGGCGGCACCAGCATCGACCAGCTGCAGCAGGACTTCCGGGCAGCCATGGCCGACCCCGAGGTGGGCGCCGTGCTGTTCGATATCGACTCGCCCGGCGGCAGTGCCTCGCTGGTGCCCGAGTTCGCCGCCGAGGTGTACCAGGCGCGCGGGCAGAAGCCGGTCGTGGCGGTGGCGAACACCCTGGCCGCCAGCGCCGCCTACTGGATCGCCAGCCAGGCCGACGAGCTGGTGGTGTCGCCCAGCGCCTACGTGGGCAGCATCGGGGTCTACGCCGCCCACGACGACATCAGCGGCGCCCAGGCCCAGCGCGGCGTCCGCACCACGCTGGTGGGCGCGGGCAAGCACAAGCTGGAGGGCAACCCCTACGAGCCGCTGACCGACGAAGCCCGCGCCACCATGCAGGCCCGCGTCGACGAGGTGTACGACATGTTCGTGGCCGCGGTGGCCCGTGGCCGCGGCGCCAGCCCCGCCGATGTGCGCGGGGGCTACGGCGAGGGGCGCGTGGCCAGCGCCAGGCAGGCGCTGCAGCTGGGCATGGCCGACCGCGTAGGCACCTTCGAGGGCGCGCTGGGCAGGCTGCTGCATGGCGGCGGCGGCACCGCGCGGGCTGTGGCCGCACCCGGCCATACACTGGCGGGCATGCTCGAGGACGGTGCGGTGGTGGTGCTGGCGGCCGATGAGGCTGCTGAGCCCGAGGACCCGGGCGAGGCCGAGGCCCCGGGCGCACCCAGCACCCCTGCCCCCGAGCCCGACGAAGGCGCACCTGCACCGCCCCCCGACGACGAGGAAGCTGTGGCGCCCGAAGGGGCCACCCGGCTGCTCGCCCGGCGGGCGGTACGCCGGGGCTACGCCCCCGCAGGTGCGCAGGCAACCGAACAGGAGGAGGAGGTATGACCGCACAGAACACCACCCTCGAGCAGGAGCTGCGCGAGCTGCAGGCCGCGATCAGTGGGCTCGAGGGCGAGGCAGCGGTGGCCTTCGAGGCGGCAGAGGCCGAGGTGGCGCGCCTGCGCGCCGAGGGCCGCGAGCCACTGAAGGACAAGGACGCGTTCGAGCAGGTGGACGCCGCGTACAAGGTGTGCGACGGCAAGCGCGACGAGGTGGCCGAGCTGCGCGGCAGGGCCGACCGGGTGATGAGCATCCTTGGCACCCGGAAGCCCGCACGGGCAGCAGCAACCCGCCGCGACATCGTGGCCGCCATCACCGGCAGCCCCGAGTACCAGCGCCTCGTCGAGGCGGGCGTGTTCACCAGCGGCAGTGGCCGCATCGAGCTGCCGGGCACCATGGTGCTCGACAGGGCCGAGCTGCAGGCGGCCATGCAGGCGCACCAGCCGCTGTTCGCAGCCACGGTGGACGGTGCCCCCCTGATCGCCCCCGACATGCGCCTTTACCCGCCGGTGCCCATCCCCGTGCGGCAGGTGCGCGTGCTCGACATGGTGCAGGTGGGCAGCACCGACAGCGACAGCGTGGTGTACGTCGAGGAGACCGTCCGCACCGACGTGGCGGCCGAGACGGCGTACGGCACCGACTACAGCGAGGCGACGTACACGTACGTCGAGCGCACCGCCCCGGTGCGCGACATCGGGCAGTTCGTGCCCGCACACCGCAGCCAGCTGGCCGACGCCGGGCAGCTGCAGGCGCTGCTCGAGGGCCGCCTGGGCAACGGCGTGGAGCGCCGCCTGGAGACGCAGATCGTCAGCGGTGACGGGAACGCCCCCAACCTCGAGGGGATCCTGAACAAGAGCGGCATCGGCAGCTACGACCGCGACACCACCAACGAGCGCCGCATCGAGGCCCTGCACAAGGGCATCACCTGGGTGCGGCTGAACGGCTACATCGAGCCCGACGGCATCGGGCTGCACCCTACCGACTACGAGGAGTGCATCTTCGAGAAGGACGACAACAACAACTACCTGCTCGGGCCTGCCCAGGCAGCGACCAGCCGCACCATCTGGGGCTTCCCCGTGGCGGTCACCCCGGCCTTCCCCCTCGGGACGGCCCTGGTGGGCGCGTACAAGGACGGGGCCACCCTGTGGCTGCGGGCAGGCGTGACCGTGCGGGCCAGCGACAGCCACAGCGACTTCTTCACCAAGCGCATGGTGGCCATCCTGGCCGAGCTGCGGGCCGCCTTCGCTGCACAGCAGGCGAAGGACTTCTGCGAGGTCACGAGCCTCTAGGCCATGCAGGGGCCGGGCATGTACCGGGTGCAGGCGTACGCCAGGCGGGCCATCGACGGCATCCTCGTCGTGGCCCGCCCTGGCGACCTCATCGACCCCGCCCTGGCGGCGCGGCTGGGGCTACTGGTGCCCGAGGTGCCAGCAGCCGAGGCGCCGCCCGAGGTGCCCGCGGCGGCAGTAGGGCCGCCCAAGGCCACCGGGCGGCGGCGCAAGGCAGGGGGCAGCACCCGGCGGCGGCAGGGGTAGCCCGTGGCCGCCACCACCCTGTACGTCACCGCCGACGAGCTGAAGACCACCCTGCGGCTCAGCGGCACCACCTTCGCGGACGCCGACGTGGACGTGGCGTGCGAGGCCGCCAGCCGCGCCGTGGACGAATACTGCGCCCGCTGGTTCTACGCGCCCGACCCGAGCAACGAGGAGACCACCCGCTACTACACGCCCGACGGGCCGGTGACGCTGTACATCGACGACCTGCTCGCGGCCGAGGACGCCGTGGTGGCAGTGGACACCACCGGCGCGGG